GCACGCGATTGCGGCCCGTCAATCTCAAGACTCTTAGGTTTGACAGGAGTTACATCATAACCCCGAAATGCGTCAAACCCACAAGACTCTCTGAACGCTCCGGATTTAAAGGACTTGTCCTTATTTACCTTGAGCTGAAGATAGTCAAGTAACAGAGTGAGATTATCGTACCCGATTGTCGGCATGATGATGTCATCGCCGAAGACCCGTACCTGTTTCTGGTACTTTCTTCTAGTCGACTGTAGGTTGCCACCCGGAAGGGAGGCAAGAGCTGCAAGCGCATAGATGATCGTTTGAACCGGAAAGGTAACGGCCGTACCCTGGCTCGCAAACTTCTTCTTTTTGAAGAAGATGGGCGGTTGACTGATTCTGTCAACAGTCCAACGAGTGCGAGTGGCATGGAGTGCGCAAAGAAAGCTAGGTGCTTTCCTAAATGCACGTTCAACCACCCAGCATGAGAGACGATCGCTTGCCGACGATAAGTCGACAGTGGCCATGTCTCCCGTTAGGGATGCAAGACAAGCTAAGTCACGTGATCCTTGTTGATCACGAAAGTTGATAATAGAACCTTTAAAGATTCTATATATCTCCTTTTCCGTGAAGTCCTGGACAAGTTTTTGGGTCCACATGTACTGCGTAGGTTCAGCGGCAATAAGCCGAGGAGCTTTAGCAGACTTGGGAACGCAAATTAACTTGCTTGGTGCTTCATGTTGGCCTACTTGATATGTGGCTGCGGAATTGAAAATTCCGCATTCCTCGAAAGGAAACCACGTTTGCAATTTAGCGGGCCAGTTTAAGAAGTGGTACTTATTTGCACCACGACTTATTGACTGGTCAGCTACGGCGCCGGGTCCATGCTTGAAACCGATCCCTTCTCCGTTCTCATAACGGGAGTTTGACTCTCGTATGGGTTCGAAGAATCGGATCTCTCTCGCGAATTCGTCGCAGAAACGTTGAAAACGCGAGAGGATGGCATTGAGTCTTCCAGAGCCCGTTGGCGTATTGCCGCGGGGAAACAAAGGAAGATCAGCATCCACGCCGTCACGAAAGTGAAGGCAATGACTGCTGAGATAGTCATCAATGCTGTCTTCGTCCCACCCGAGGGTGGGGCTACGAAGACCGGACTCGATTGAGTGGTATTCATCGATTGTATCCTTGATACGATCGGGTGTACAACTCGCTACCATCTTCTTCCCAAGGCAAAAGAATTGCCGAAGGAATGCAATGGCAGTAGGGTCCGCATCATGTCTCAATACACATTCGTTATCAAAGACACGCAACCAAAGGCCCGAAAGAAATTTCGGCACTTTGATCTTCTTCGAGACACTCTTAGAGAGTGGACCGAGAGGAACTAGGCGTCCAGTCTCGAGACCGTTCGTTAGAACGGAATCAAGATTTGGGAGATCTAGGCTATAAAAGCCTAGACCTCTAGTCTTCGACATATGGGTGAGTCTCTCTGAATCCTTCGAGACCTTACCATAGCTTGGGTACGACACTTGGACATCTTTAAGGAGTCCAAGTGAGACGGTGAGAAGACCATTAACTTGGCTTTTCATAACTATCTCCTTTCGGGGGTAGCAATCCAAGCCGCTAATGTACTACTGCGTTCTCACGAACGTAGCTACCTATCTCTAGGTGGCTGTAACCAGATCGAGTCTTACGACTCGAAATTGATGAGCTGGGCGATAACGGCGCTCGAAAGAAAGCCGGTGAAACCCAAATCAAAATTCAACGCCTGCGTCGGATCTTCCGTATATTCATTCTCCAAGACCACATAGGCCTTGCGAATGACGGGAATCGTAGCAGGAGAGACCGGAAAGACAGTGTGCTGAAGTTCGACGTTGTGGCGGTGAATAATCTTCCCACCACGCGTCTTGTCAGCGAACTGAGAATTCCGAATCTTGAGGCGAAATTCGTCGAGCGTACCACGGAGCAGATACTCGGATGAGTATTTGTCCTGATTGATACGAGTCAGAATTTTCGCGACAGCGTTGATGGTAACAGTAACAGTATTAGCGAACATGGTATTCTCTCTCGGTAGGGCTGCACAAAGGGAATTAACGAACCCGGAGTGCAGCTAAACTACCGAGAATCGACCACTGCCCGTTAGATAAAACAGGCAGCTTGGCATCCAAGTTAGGACTACCTCCTGACCGTACTTTAACTTCGCGTTTAAAAGTGGCTGAGCCACCAGAAAACCCGGGAGTTATATTGCGGACGGCGTATTGGGCGTTAATGGTGGTATGCCGCATAATGTGGCAATCACCAATATGGTAACCGACAGTGTTGCGTTTGGCCAGTATAAGTTGCTGGACATTCGCGAAATAGTCGATAAACCACGACCAAGGGAGTAACTCCCATGCACTGAGCAAGGCACTTTGAACAAGGGAAGACTCAACAGAGCCTCCCAAGTTAAGGCCAGAGCGAAATACATCGGAGAAAGTAGTGTGATCATCTTTTGAACTCCAATCGGAGACCCAATTGATGGTGCCCCAAACACGTTGCTGCAGAACTGCAGTGACGTCATGCTGGATACCAAAGGTATCCGTACCATAACCAGCAACGTAGTTGCTAGTGTTTGAGCCACGCCACACTTCTTTAGTCATCTTCCAACCCGTGTCTCTATGAGCCTTTAGCTCCTGGAACCTGGCTTTAGCCGTGTCCAAGAACAACAAGGTATTCAAGAGATCCCCTATCAGTGGCTTTATTCCGAATCTATAATTTAGATTTAGGGATGCAGCTTTCTGAAGTAGATTCTTGCCTTCGACTTTGAAAATCGAAGGAAGGTCCTTGAGTTCCGCAAAGAACGCAGGGATATCTACATCCGGACGTGACGGATTCGTCTTGCTTGCAAGAAGAGTCGCCGCGCCATCGGTTGAGGGAGCGTCAGAAGGTATGGATATTGCTGGAGCCGCGTTAATACTACTTCCCATTGGAATCCAATTGGAGGCAGTCCAGCCCGGAATCGCAGCATTATCACCATTTACCGGATCACAAGTTAGTGTATTAGTCTCTATTCCGAGACTACCCCACAACTTCGCATTCGGTTCGTCTTGTATCCTACTGTCGTACAAATGAACATTCTGTGCGTCAGTAAGCGTAACTCCGCGATAGCACTGGCCTTGCGAATAATTTTGCCTGGTCCAGCGATCTCCGGAGCGCGACATGATGAAAATATCCTTACAACTTGGTGGATGAGGGAAAGAACTTCAGAGAAGCTCTGTAGCCGCGCAAGCGGCT